GTTCTACGCAATCTAGAGTTGAAAAAATCACAGTGTTTGCAGTTTGCTCAAATACAAAGTTTGAAAACCGCAAATAATTTTTTGAAGACAACGTAAAAATAGCAAAAGTACCAGCAGAGTTTCCAACGTCATTACTTAACCGATTGGTTATCAGTACACGCCCCGGCGTGATACCGCTAAACTGGCTCCCTGTCGGATCGCCAATGACATTAGTGATGGCCGAGTAAGAACCACCTACGGTAATAGTTGCAGTCTGTCGATAATCACCAGGCGCAACATACAAGGTATCACCTGAGCCAATACCCGTAGCACCAAGGGCTTTACCGATAGTTTGCCACGCTTGGTTTGGTGCAGGGCCAGTACCAGCGTTAGAGTCGTTTCCGTTTGTGCGGACATAATAAATAGCCATTATTCAGCTGTCCCCGACACAATCTCAGCAGCCATAATTATGCTGAACTGGTTTACGATGTTTAATCTAAATTCATCATCCTGCTGAACCCACCACGCAAACACGTCAATGCCATCAGGCCCAAAGTCACCAATCTTTGTACCGTCATCTTCGGTAATGTCAGCCTTGATGTTGTAGTTTGCTGGATTAGTTTCGAGAGGTGTAATCTCTACGTTTCTCAGGTTCATTTGCCCACCTTCAAACTGTTCGCTTGTGTCCCTTTGAAAGGCATCGTGAGGAATCCAAGTGCAGCACTCATCGCAGCAGATATCCCCGCTGCAACAGCCTTTGACCCGTATAATGCCATCACTGCGCCAAGCTCTGCAATATCCTTAGCCTCAGCGGTACGCACTCCATCGCCAAAGACACTGGCAAAGGACGCTACAAAGGCGATCAAAACAACCACCGCTAATCTCCCGAAACTGATGCTATTCATCTTTGTATGATTGCCTCCAGTGCGCTTACCTTGTTTTCGAGTTTACCGAGCCGTTGCTCTATCCTTCGGACTTCCTGAGCTTGCCCATCAAGGGTATTGATGATGTGGGAAACCTGCGTCTCTAGCCGTGTCAAGCGTACCTGTATGGCAACCCACGCAGTGCCTATGCTTATCACAGTCGTTACAACCTGGATACCTACTTGAATCCACATCTCCGGGGTCATGCTACTCGCTCCACTAATCCAATATGCTGCACTAAAAGTTCAGTCTGCCCAAAGTCTGTACCGATGACATCCCAGTATCTCGTATCATCACCGACCAAGTAGATCTTATCTTGTGGCATAACGTCAGCACTCGTTGCCACAACAAGCGTCCATTGTGCAGATGGCTGTATGCCACCGCCTACTATGCTTTCGGTATCCGATTGGTTAGTTAGCCTAGCGTTGTACTCTGCTACCTTGCGCCATGTTTCAGTAGCACCGCCACGCCCATCCTCGGTCAAGGTGAAACGGTGCACCTCTACCCGGTCTTGGCAAAGGTTGCGTACCATACCTGCCGAAATGACAGAGCGCAGAAGCGGACTCATACAATCACCAACGGGCGGTATCGGTTAGCCATCTCTAGGCAGTGTGCTTTGAGCTGGGAAAGTTTGACATCAGATGCGCCTTCCTTGGCATCGATCTCACCAACAACTCGTGATGCTTTGATAAGCCACATCTGACGGGCAACCGTGCGTGTGTCGTAGCGTTCGACATTAGCAGGGCCAGCATCTACCCACACAAGCACAGGATCCGAAGAACCATCCTCAATTGACCAGCCACGATATTGGTATGCAGGATAGGCAGGATATGGCGGCTCAGATGCTCCGCTTGTTCCTGCTACTTGGCACTCGTAGACTCGACCAGTAGGCACTATAGGCACAATGCGATCACCTACAGCGTAAGCCGTCGCAGCTGTCCAAGTGCTGAAGCGCTCAAAGGAATCCAGCGCACTTCCAATCTCGGTTGTACTAAGCTGTGGGTATGCAGTAGCGTCGCAAAAAAGTGATACTTCTGCTATCGCTTCGGCTCTGGTCATCATGTAGTCAGTATCCCACACGACTATTTTATAAAAGTAAAAAGCCCCCGACACGTCTGCCGAGGGCTTGATTGAAGGGCTACTTGATTATGTAGCAGACGATGCACCAACGATCAGCGAACCTGGCACACGAGCAGATGCCGTAGCAGACACATTGCCAAGGTCAAAGGCGTTGAACGCATAACGCTCAGTAGCCTTGAATGCCAGCGCATCTTCTCTGAAGTACTGCTGATCTGATACCTCAATGGTAACGGAACGGCGGTCACCGAAAGCAGTACCAACGGACAGGTCACCAAGCAAGATGTATGGCGTGGATGCTACCAATGTTTTCTGCATATTCTGCACAAAGACCACATCGTAACCAAACAGCTTAGGCGCTGCGCCAAATGCTGATTGAATGTCAAGGATCGCGTTACCGGTAAGTGCATTTAGCAAAGGAGCTATGGCGTTGTACCAGATCTCCTTGTGCATATACCACTTAGCGTTAGCGGCGTATGTCGGCAGTTTGCCAACCATTGCAGACAGGTTTGCAAGCGTTGGTGTAAACGCAATTGCCTGTCCAACTGTGAACTGCACAAGGCTTGCAATGTTAGCTTTGGTCGCGTTCAAGTTGTAAACAGCGTGAAGACAACCATCGATTGATGTCGTGGCATCAGAGGCGTTGTTAAATACAACGCGGTCTTCTTCTTTTGAGAGCACAAAGGCCATATCACGAGCAAGACTTGCGCCAAAGTCAATGATGCTATCTTCTGCTAGTTCCTTGGATACCTGAGTAAGGACAGCAGCTTTCTTCGCGGTCAGGCTGACCTGTGCAAAGGTCATGTCAGACAACGTGATTGCCGTGTTCTCCCCCGGATAGTAAACCGTGGTAGATGCAGTGGCGTTAGGTACACGCAGAGTGTCGCTTGACATCGGGTAGATGCGGCAGTTCTGACGTGCAATACCAAACTGCTCACGAAGGTAGATCAAGTCAGAAGACAAAGGATCTGGAACGACGAATCCACCAGCACTGTCTGTGCCTTCGTTAGCCTTGATGTGGCTCTTGACCCAGTCAGCAGCCTTGCGGTTGCCCATGATGCTTCTTGCCCACTGGCCCCATGCATAGGCTTTGTAGTTACGCTCATCAGCTGAATCACCAGGGAGAAGGTCGGTGATGCGCTTTGATACGCCACCGGATTTCCATGGCTTGTCATCTACTGCTGGGCTTGCTATAGGAGCGGTAACGCCGAGGCTCTTGATGGTCTCAATGCGCTCTTCAATGTCTTTGGCTTCTGTCATCAAGGATTTGACCTGTGCAAGGTCACCGTTACCGGATGCCAACTCACGAGCTGTGGCAAGGATGCCTTCTCGTTTGGCTTGCAATTGTTCAATGTTCATAGTTGGGATAACAACTCCAGACGGGCAAGAATCTCTGCTCGCTCGTCAGTATCATGGGCTTTCGCCTCGACTACGCTGGACGGCTGCTCATCAGGCTGGTCTGCATCCCGCAGAGAATCCCAGACTACTGGAGCCAAACGCTTGGCGCTTGACCGTGATAAACCGACTGCATCCCGCAGCCGACGTTCTACACTCCGCAGACTTGCGGGCTGTATACACTTAGCACCGTGCATGGCGTATAGCTGCTTTGCACGGGCTGCAAACTCGTCAATGATAGCCTCTGCCATAGCAGCATTGCTCACCATGTCAATACCATCACACATGGCTTCGTAGTAGGCTTCGAGGCCTTCGTGTATAAGATCGGCTTCTGCCATCTTAAATAGCTCTACAGCGTACTCTTCTGGGCTTTGCTCTGGCATAGGCTCAGGAGCCATCTCTTCTTCTTCGTCCATCTCGCCCATGCCGTAGTACTCCTCTAGGCTTTTGATGGTGTTCCGATATTCCGCAGGTGTAGGCGTGATGCTTGCCTCAGCGATAGGCCAGCGAACAATCTCGGAAGCACCACCCATGCTCTTGCGCTCTACCATGTGAGCAGCAGCACCGGAACTAAACCCCATCTTGCCTTGCTTGCAGAGTTTGGCAATCATCTTGCCGTACTCGTCTGCCATGTCGAGCTGTGCCTCGTACCAGAGACCTTCACTGTCCATCTTGATGTAGCCAGATCCAATAGACTTCTTGCCTACCTGAGAATCCATGCCATGATGGTAGTAAACATTCAGCGGAACGCGCTTACCCTCTTCGAGCGGAAATCCATAGTCGGTAAACTTCGTGAAGTAGTCACCTTCCAAATCGGTTGCCTTAGCATCACCAAAGCGCACCAGATAACCTTTGACATGACCAAGGCGGTCAGACTTGATGCCGTCTACAAAACTCGTTAGCACGTCCATGTACTAAGTATCCCACACACCTATACAATGTAGTCTTTTGTAGGTTTGTATCCATCAATAGGCTCTAACCATTGCACTTTCATAAGCGGATCGTTTTGTATACCAAGCGCAAAGTCTATCTCTGGGAACATCTCAGTTCTTGGTCTGTTATATAAAGCTAACCAGTCTTCTATTGGTGACACTTTCATAGCGTCCCAAAGCTCACCCGTTATTTTTGGACGTGTTCCAAATCCTCTGCTTTGAATAATCATCTCAGCACCAGCGCACGTTACTCGTACTTTCATTTTGTACCTAAAACCTCAGTTACCATAAAGCTGAAATAATCAAAATCGTCTTCAGCAAACTTTAGGGGATTTGCTAGCAAGAATTCCATTCCCCTAGTTGGCACTTCCATTCCATAACCGAATATTTCGAAAGCTTCGTATCGTTGTCCGCAATATTCGTTTGGCCACTTATCTTTTTTGTATTCACCGCCAAACGGACTTGGTTCATACTTATCCCCCGCTGTGCGTCGTTCATAAAATTTTGACACTCGCTGGCGTAATTCCTGATCTCTAGAATCTAACCAGTGCATCATTTCGTGTGCCAATGTTCTAAAACCAGACCTCTCTTCAAACCTTGTATTAAATG